TTATTTATGCGTAAAATCTGCGCAAAGGTTATTCAATTTTGTTCTGAGATCTAATTTCATATTTTCAGTAACGTGAGTGTAAATATCTAATGTAGTATCAATTTTTGAATGACCTAATCTTTCAGATATAACTTTAATGGGTACTCCAGCTTCAACCAGTAGAGCTACGTGAGTGTGTCTGAACATATGTGTACTTAGTTTTACGTTTTTTAAGTTGTGATTAAGTGTTTGAACGGTAGTATTGAATATGGTCTCTGATGCGCTCGTGTATCGCATTAAAATTTCTAAGGTTCTATCGTTGATTTCAATTGTACGAATACTAGATAAAGTTTTAGGAGATGTGAATATCCCAGAAGCATGTTTTGTTTTATTTACACTAATTGTCTTGTTTTTTATATCAATATCTTTCGGGGTAACTGCCAGTAATTCTCCGGCACGTAATCCTGTTAATAATTGAACTGTTACAAAATCTTTAGTAATAGGATGAGTGATTAATTCTAACACTTCTTGAATTTTATTAGTCTCTATATATTTAATCTTTTGTTTTTCTTCGAATTTATCTTCTTTTGATAAAGTGAATTCTAGATTGATATCAAATGTAGAGACGTAATAAGATTTGATGAATTTGAAGAAAATATTAAATATATTCTTTATTAATTTTATATGTTGAGGAGAATATGTTTCTCTGTATTGATTTAATTTTTTTTCGTACTCCAGTTTTGTGATATCGCTAATATTTATGTCATTATCTAACAATTTTAAAATTGACTTATAAGAAGCTAGAGTGTTGATGCTCACAGTATTCTTTTTTATTTCTAAAAATTCATTTTTATAAAATCCGATTGTCTTTAACTCTACTTTATCTTCTAATTTTTCTCTAATCTTCTCTTGTAATTCATCGTATGCTTCTTTTTCAGATGCACGAGTTTTATTTGGTTTAACAACGGTTATACGTCTGTACTTCCCATCTTTATCTTTATATCCCTCTGTGAACTGCCATTTTCCATTTGGTAATTGTCTTTTTTGCATAATAAATACACATCCTTTCTTTTAAATTTTTAAGATGTGTGTTATAATTAACTAAATGAGCGAGGTTCGCTCCACATCTTAAGTAATTTTGGGAATACTATTAATTTATGACGATATATTAATGCTCAAAATGGACTTACGGTTGATAAAACTCACACTATACAGTTTGGTCGCTTGTTAGTGTTGAGTTTTTTTATTTATCTAAACTGGTCGAATTCGACTAGTTTAAAATTATTGTTACCGTGTCGAATTCGATACGGTTTATTTTGTTAAGTCTAGCTTAACTTGTGATTCAACATGGTTGTAAGTTTTGTTTTTTCCATCCCATACATACATTGTAGTAGTAGGGTTAGAAACGTCAAATTTTGATTTTTGAGATACGTTTATTTCAAAAGGCCTATAGTTAACTATTTCTTCAGTACCTAAGGAAATAATTGCTTTCTTAGTTGATTCATTGTAAATAATCAATGACTTTTGATGGTAAGCATCCCTTTTATCAACCCATTGCTTAATAAAAGTGTTAAGTTTTTCATCAGTTAGCTTACCCCATTCATCAGCATTAAGTTTGATTATACCATAGCTAACATATTTAATATCAGGATCTTTTCTGTTTTCATATTTGATATTCTCAACAGACAATTTCTCCTTAGGTTGAGTTTGTTCAGTTTTGTTTTCTTCCTTTTTCTCCTCCTTACTGCTTGAACATCCGCTAATTAATATAGCTCCTGCGATAAGTGAATTTAACAATATTTTTCTTTTCATTATAATATCTCCTTTTATATTCTTATTTGTGCTCCATTTCTAAAAGTTGTTACGAAATTAGTAGCTTGGTATGGTGCTATATTGTTGTAAATAAGGAAATTTCGCAGTCTATTAAATAAAGCTGTATTGCTTATTTTTACCTGTTTTTGTATCTCGTCATAGCTATATCCTTTTGTTATTAGGTCTACTATGGTTTCATCAGGTAAATATAGAATCGAGGCTACTATATTTGCTTCATCTTCGAACGGTTGTAAATCTTTTGGATATTCACCTATTATCACATCGTTATTAAGCGACATGAATGTTCTGTTCATGTTCCCTTGTAAATGACAATGAACGTGACTTAATTCATGCAATACAGTGAATATAATTCTCTCTAAATATCCTGAAGACTGATTTATCATTATTACGTACTTGTCTTTTTTTGGTATGATCATACCAGAACACTTGTTAATAAATTCCATATCGACTCCTTGGACTATGTTTGTATTAAGCAGTTTTCCAAAGTAGTCGTTTATTTTTGGTTGAATTCCAAATTCTGGATATTCTACGTCAAATAGAACAAATTTTATATTGTACTTCTTTTTAAAGTGATTTATTACGTGTTTGTATGTGATTAGTTTTGGCTCAAGTCCTATTTCTCCCAGTATTTCGTATGCTTTTTGTCGATATTGTAAATATCTGTCTTGGCTTACGATGTTGTATTCATGTTTTTTCATTAATCTCCTTTCCAATTATCATCGTCACTTAGTAAAGCTTCTGCGACTGAAAATAATTTGTCTAGTGATTTGTTGAACTTTTCTTTTTGTGAATCGTTCATTCCGTCTGTTTGTTTTCTAAACATAGCGACTAATTGTTGTTCATATTGGTCTTCTTCTGGTTTTTCTCTACCTAGTAGGTAGTCGACTGATACGTTGAAGTAGTCGGCGACAGCTTCCAATCCTTTAGAGTTAGGCGAAGCTTTCCCCCATCGTGCGATAGTTCCGTTAGATAGACCTATTTCTCTTTCTAATTCAGCGAAACTCATATTTTTACTAGTTGCTAATTGTTTGATTATATGAACTGTACTCAAGGTTTTCACATCCTTTTTTAGCTTTAAAATTAAAATAATTAATTTTAAACTTAAAAAAAAGTTGACAAATAAGTTTAAATCTATTATAATAAAATTAAGCTAGTTATTTAGCTAATAAACAACTTAAATAAAATAACGTCGGGAAACGTTTGTAACACTAATAATATAGTTTTATTTATTGGTTTATTTAACTATGCTTAAATTTTAGCATAAAACTTAATAGTTTGTCAATAGTTTCAGTTAAAACTTTAATTAAAAACTTAAGGAGGTGAAATCATGTCAGAGGAATTTTACAGAGAGGTAAAGTATAAACTAGAACTTAAAAAGAAAACAATAACTTGGCTTTCTAATATGGTTGGTATTTCTGTCCCTTACACGATTGATATTTTAAAAGGAAAAAGATCACCAAAAGAAAGAATTGAAAAAATTGAATACATTTTAAGAGCCGAGGGAATAATTTAGAAAGGAGGAGTGAGATGAAATTTACAATTAAAAACAACGAATTCTATTTAAACGATGTTAAATTGGATAAATTAATCAGTTATAGTATTGAGGCTGATAGCAATAGAACAAAACTCACTATTGAATTAATCGTAGATGATGTTGAGATAGAAACAAGGAGGGAAGAAAACATGGAAACGAACTACGAAAAACATATAGAAAATATAATAGGCTCTTTAGTAAATGAGGCGTTAATCAATAGTAAAACTTTTAGTGAAGCTAAATTATATATTAGTAAGCGTGTTTCACACAATGAATTAGGTTCAATGATTAAAAAAATAGCTCATGACAAAATAGAATATCTTGCCATGAACTCAAAAATTAATGGTTAGACCTCAAAATGTATTACTGAATTAGAAGAATATACTATGTTTGGATTTTCAATGTCAAAGAAGAAATCGCATTTTGTTAGTAATTCAGTAAAACTAGGTATTAAACCATCCGTTGCATGATACCATAACGAAAATATTTCACCTAAAGAAGTACCGTTATCAGTCTTAATAATGGTTCTGAAAGCTTGCTCTTCATGGAATATTTTCACTGTACCATCAGCAAAAGTAACTTTAATATTTGGCATATAATTCACCTCCTTTGGTGTAATTATAGCATAAATTCAATACCGAGTGAAAGGAGTGATTAAAATGCAATTTAACACGACAGAACAAGATGAAGCTTATGAGAAACTTTTGGCTGAACGTAAATTTTGGGTTTATAAAAAAGATTTATTTAACAAGACTGAGATTACTGAATATATGCTTAACAAAATTGAACCCGAGATTATGAAGTTGGATAATTCATACGATTTAATTCGTAGAGTTAATCTACGTTTAAAAAAATATCATTATGCAAGGGTCGAGATGTTTTTACATATATATAATGATTCACAAGCGAAAGGAGAATAAAATGAATAACTTAAAACGAAGAAAATTTAATACTTTATACCTTGTGTTAACAACAATTGCTATTTGCATGGCAATAATGACAAGTATTGAATCATCAAGAATATTTGGAGTGTTAATTGGGGTAATAATGATGATTTACGTTCAATTTGATGAACGTAGTGAATATTCATTCCCAGATATTGAGGAGGATGAAGATGAATAAAATGAGAGGATTTGAACTTGTAAAAGGCTATGATGGTAAATTACCTGTAATTGCAAATGTTGGAGATGGCGGTGCTGATTTCTACACAGCTGAAAGAGTAATATTAAGACCAGGAACTATTAATAATTTAATTCCTACAGGGGTTAAAGCTTATATGAATGATGGTGAAGTACTTCTGTTATTCGCTAGATCTAGTATGGCAAAGAAATACGGACTTCGAATGAGCAATAGTGTTGCTGTTATCGATAAAGGATTTTACAACAATAAAAGTAATGAAGGACATATCACTTTTCTATATGACAATATCACTGATAAAGAAGTAATCATAGAAAAACACACAAGAATAGGTCAAGGAATATTCATGCAGTTTTTACCTATAGACAATATTGAAATACTGTCGCAAGAAAGAACTGGTGGATATGGAAGCAGTGGCAACAAATAAGTAAAGGAGGTGAATTAATTTGAAAAGAAACCAGGATGAAAATATTAACAAAAAACAAGTTGGTCGCCGTATTTTAGCTATTAGGAAGCGTAGAAATTTAACATTAATCGATTTCGCCAAAAAGATTGGAGCTGGTAAAAGCAGTGTGTCCGATTGGGAGAAAGGTTTTCGACTGCCACCAGAAGCGGTCTTAACTAAAATAGCTATCATGGGAAATACTAGTGTTGATAAATTGCTTTATGGTAACGGAAATAATGAAATTGAAGAACTTTATAAAAGTTTAATTAAACTTCCTAAAAAAGAGCTTATTTATTTGATGGTAAGAGTAAAGGAGGAAAAGAAGATATAAAAAATAGCCGTTTAAAACAACGACTACTTACAAAAATTTACAACTTTAAAATAACATATTTAGGAGGAAAAAGCAAGTGACAAAAGATAATATTAACCCTAATCATTATAAAGTAGGTGGAATTGAAACAATAGATTTAATTCAAGATGTAGTAGAAGATTTTGGCAGTGTGTGTCAAGCTAATGTCTTGAAATACGGAATAAGAGCAAACAAGAAACATGATGAACCACAAGACGATATCAAGAAGATAATTAGATATTGTGAGTTTTGGTTGAATGATTTAGAAGGACTAAAAGCTAGTGGAAAGCGTTCTGAAGAAATAGCTGTATTTGATAAGTTAAATGATTTATTAAATGATCAAGAGAAAGAGTTTTTAAAAGGTAGAAATATAAGCTGTGTCATGATAGATGGTGCTAAAGTACTAGAAAATATAGTAAAAGGAATACAAAGTAGATTAGGAGATGAAGAAAATGAAGAATAAAAGATTTTCAGACGAAATAGAGGATTTAAAATTCACAAGTAATAAAATGTCTGATTGTGTTGATTTTGGAGTGTTCGATTCATTAGAACGTAGAAAAATTAGAGAAGCACAAGATATATTTGACAATAAAGTAAGTGAAATGGAGAAATTTAAAGATGAGAAAGAATACTGGAGTTAATTTAACTCAAGCAATTAGAAATTACATATATTCTAATCCTGGATGCAGTAAATATGATTTAGTTAACGATTTAGGCTTTCCCTACTCAAAAATGAGAATGCCTATAAGTAAACTGAAAAATAATGGTGAAATTTTAATTGAAGATGGTAAATATACCGCTTTAGAAAGTATAGCATTTTTGAAGGATTATAACCATTCTTCAGAAGAGTTCTCGAGAAGAGGTTATTTGAAGAAATTAGTTGACGTAGTAATAGTTAATATTCACGAATGTACTGACCACAATATTAAAATTCAGTATATTCAAGAAGGAAGAAGATTATTAAAAGATTTAAAATAGGAGATTAAAAAATGAAATTAATAGTAAATGCAAATATGTCAATCACAAATAAGGAGGATATCCTTTTATTAGACGAAATTATAGCTAAATATGGAAGCGGTGTTGAGAATGTAGCAGTTAATGTGGAGCCAATTAATGATTCTCCTGTTCAAGCAGTACCAATTCAACAGCCTGTACAAACAGTACCTATGCAACCAGTACAAACTCAACCAGTACAAACAGTGCCAGTACAAACTGTGCAAACACAACCAGTACAAACAGTGCCAGTTCAACAGCCTGTGCAAACAGTACCTGTTGCAGAGAAAACCTACACTTTAGAAGATTTACAACGTGCATCAAGCTCTTTAGTTCAAGCAGGTAAAATTCAAATTTTAAAAGGCTTGTTAGAAGAGTTTAATTCGTCTGCTCTTACATCAATTCCACTAGAGCAATATGGAGCTTTTGCTCTAAGACTAAGAGAATTAGGAGCGGCTATATAATGACTGAAATTAACCATAAAGAAAGGGCTCATGCAAAGCTTAGTGCTAGTGGTGCCAGTAGGTGGGCAACTTGTCCTGGTAGCGTTCAAATGGAAGAAGGTATTCCAGATAAAGAATCTATTTATGCACAGGAAGGAACATTGGCACATGAATTAAGTGAACTTAAACTAAAGCATTATTTAGATTCAAAAGGCTTTGGCAAGAGGAAGCTTAATGCAGCAGTTAAAAAAATAAAAGAGGATGAATTATATCAAGCTGAAATGGATGGATTCACTGATAATTATGTCGATTTTATAAAAGAAAAAGCTTTAAGCTTTCCATCTAAGCCTTATATAGAGATTGAAAAAAGAGTAGATTTTTCTAGTTGGGTGCCAGGAGGATTTGGAACTTGTGACTGTATTTTAATTCATGGAACTACACTTTCTATTATTGATTTGAAATATGGCAAGGGAGTTCCAGTCTCGGCAGAGAAAAATGAACAATTAATCTTATATGCACTTGGAGCTTACAACGCTTTTAGTTTAATTTATGACATCAAAAAAATTGAAATGAACATAGTGCAACCTCGATTAAATAACTATTCAAGTTGGGAAGTTGACCTAACAGAATTGTTATTGTGGGGCGATTACTTCAACGTTCAATCAAGTAAGGCTTTAAGTGGTGAAGGTGAATTAGTTCCATCGGCTAAGGCTTGTAAGTTCTGTAAGGCCCGTGATATTTGTTCGGCCAGAGCGGAGAATAATTTATCTCTTGAATCGGAAATACACTTAAATCCTAATGAAATTCCTAGAGATAAGCTATTCGAATATATCTCAAGAGGTGAAGACATAGCGAAGTGGGTTAACGACTTAAAAGCTTATGCCTTGAATCTATGCTTAACTGGTGAAGATGTTAAGGGGCTAAAAGCAGTAGCTGGAAGAACTTCACGCTCATGGACTAATCAAGATGAGGCACTTAAGAAATTAATTGATGGCGGTATTGATGAAGCAATAATCTTTGATAAAGTACCGTTGACTTTGGCCAAACTTGAAAAGGCCCTTGGAAAAGAACAATTTAATAATTTAGTAGGAGATTTGGTCGTTACTAGTGAAGGTAAACCTACTTTAGTTTTTGAGAATGATAAAAGACCAGCAATAACAAATACAGTAAATGCAACAAGCATTTTTAAACCATTAAATTAATATATATTAAAGGAGATTTTAAAATTATGACAACAGAAACAACAGCAGTAGTACAAAACGTGAGATTAAGTTATGTAAATGTATTTAAACCTTATTCAAATAATCCAGATTTACCAGCAAAATATAGCACAACAATTTTATTACCAAAAAGCGATTTAGCAAGTAAGCAAAGATTAGATGCAGCAATTCAAGCAGCAGCTCAAAAAGGGTTAAATGAGAAATGGAACGGTGTAATGCCCCCTGTAGTTGCTAATCCTATCCATGATGGTGACGGAGTGAAGCAAGATGGAACACCTTTCGGAGATGAATGTAAAGGATGTTGGGTTTTCACAGCCAGCGCAAATGCTGATAGACAACCTCAAATTGTAGATCAAAATGTCCAACCTATATTAAATCAATCTGAAATTTATTCTGGAGTTTATGCGAACGTAGCAATTAATGTTTTCCCTTACCTGCATACAGGGAAAAAAGGTGTAGGGTTCGGACTAACTCACATTCAAAAAGTTAGAGATGGTGAAGTTTTAGGTGGTGCACCAGTATCCGCTGACAAAGTATTTAGTGCGTTAGGTGGTGTATCAAATCCTAATCCGTTCCCTAATCCTCAACAAGCACAACCTGTTCAGCAGTATCAACAAGCACAACCTGTGCAGCATTATCAACAACCAACTCAACAAGGTTCATTTGGAATAGATCCAATAACTGGACTTCCACTTTAATATTAATAAATTACTAAGGGGGTTAGCCCCCCTAAATTTTTAGGAGGACTATATGCAACATTTAAGTATTGACATTGAAACACGAAGTAGTGTGAATATTTCTAAATGTGGGGCTTACAAATATGCTCAATCAGAAGACTTTGAAATTTTGCTATTCTCTTACAAACTTAATGATTCGGAAGTTAAATTAATAGATTTGAAACAAGGTGAGAAAATCCCCCCATATATAGTAGGATTGCTTGATGATGAAAATTGTATTAAGCATGCGTATAATGCTGCTTTTGAGTGGTACTGTTTAAATAGGGCTGGATATGAAACTAATATAACTCAATGGAGGTGCACAATGATGCACGCTACTTATTTAGGATTACCTGCTGGATTAGAAATGACAGGTAAGGCGATAGGTATAGCTGAGGATAAGAAAAAATTGACAACTGGAAGTAGATTAATTCAGTATTTCTCTGTGCCTTGTAAACCTACTAAGACTAATGGTGGTAGAACTTGGAATGACCCTCACCATGATTTAGAGAAATGGAAACTATACTGTGAATATAATATTCAAGACGTAGAAGCAGAGTATGAGATATATCAATATATAAAGGCTTTCGAAGTGCCGTCAAAAGAACAAAAACTTTGGGAAATGGATATTCTAATGAACGCTAACGGAGTAATGGTGGATAGAGCATTGGTAAATGGTGTGCTTTCTATCGATTCTGAAAGTACTAATAATTTAACAGAGGAAGCTTTTAAAATTACCGAACTTGAAAATCCAAATAGTGTTAGCCAACTTAAATCTTGGGTTGAAAATCAATTAGGAGAAGAACTTAATGGATTAACAAAAGATGTTATTTCTGATTTATTATCAAGAGATATCATACCTTTAAAAGTTAAAAGAGTTTTGGAGATAAGGCAGCAACTTGGTAAAACTAGTGTTAGTAAATATTCAGCTATGGAGAATGCGATGTGTAAGGACGATAGAGTTCGAGGGCTTTTACAGTTTTACGGTGCTAACAGGACTGGTCGTTGGGCTGGTAGATTAGTGCAGGTTCAAAACTTACCTAGAAACTACATCGATACGCTAGACACAGCTAGAGGTTTTGCAAAAGATGGTAATTATGAAGCGTTAAAACTTCTATATGGTAATGTTCCAGATACACTTAGCCAATTAGTAAGAACAGCATTTATTACTAGTAAAGATAAGTTTATAATAAGTGATTTTAGTGCTATTGAAGCAAGAGTAATTGCTTGGCTAGCTGGTGAGGAGTGGGTCAATGAGGTATTCGCAACGCACGGTAAAATCTATGAAGCAACAGCAAGTCAGATGTTTAATGTACCAATTGATAAAATCTCAAAAGGTAATCCCGAGTATAGCTTAAGGCAACGTGGTAAAGTTGCAACATTAGCACTCGGATATCAAGGTGGAGAGTCAGCTTTAATAGCAATGGGGGCTGATAGAATGGGCCTTTCAAGTGAAGAACTTACGGATATTAAAGTTCGTTGGAGGGATGCAAATAAGAATATTGTTCGCTTGTGGTATGCAGTTGGAGATGCAGTAATTCAAGCTATGAATGGCAATGGAACTCAATATGTAAGAGGTCTTGAGATTAAACGTGAATGGGATATGATGTATGGGCTTGATTTTATATCAATTAAATTACCTAGTGGCCGTTCACTATATTATCCTAAGCCATTTTTAAAACTAAACCAATTTGATAAAGATGCACTCCATTATTACGGAGTTAACCAAACTACTAAAAAATGGGAAGTTAACTCAACTTATGGTGGAAAGTTAGTCGAGAATATTGTGCAAGCAATAGCAAGAGATTGCCTAGCTGAAACATTGTTAAGATTATACGAAAAAAATTATGACGTTGTAATGCATATCCATGATGAAGTGGTAATAGATGCATACAATGATGAAAAACTAGATGATGTAAATAATATTTTGGCCGAGCCTATTCCTTGGGCTCCTGGATTAGTGCTAAAAGGTGCTGGATTTGAGACTAAATATTATATGAAAGATTAGAATGGAGGTTAAAAAGTGCAAGCAAATAGATTATTAGGAATTGCTAAAGCAAATCACAGAAAAGCAACTATTTGGCAAAATACAGATATTAGTTGGCTTGACTTTGTTGAAACTTTAAAATCTCCTGTTAGAACTCAAGAGAAATATGATGAATTTCTCAAGATGAAAAAATCGGATCAAGATAATTTAAAAGATGTTGGGGGCTTCACTGGTGCTAAGCTTTTAGATGGCCGTAGAAAAGCAACGAACATAATCAGCCGTGATGTTGTATGTTTGGATTTAGATAATATTCAACCTAATATGACGGATGATATTTTGAAAAGAGTAGGTTCGCTTGGATGTACTTCTGTTGTTTATTCAACTAGAAAGCATAGCAATTATACACCTAGACTTAGGGTGCTTATTCCACTTGATGAAAGCTGTACTCCAGATGAGTATGAACCGATAGCTAGAAAATTAGGTAGTTTACTAGGAATTGAAAATTGTGACCCAACTACATTTGAAGTTAACAGATTTATGTATTATCCATCTTGCTCTGTGGATAGTGAATACATATTCCAGTTTTATCCTGGGCAGTTTTGTAGCCGTGTTGGTGTGCTTAATATGTATGCAGACTGGACGGACATTTCAACATGGCCACATGTCCCTGGTCAAGACACTAAACAAAAACAACTTTTGGCCCGACAACAAGATCCACTAACTAAAAATGGATTAGTTGGTTCATTTTGTAAAGTTTATGACATCACATCGGCCATCCAAACTTTTATCCCTGCTTTGTATGAAGCAACGGCCACCCCCGATAGATACACATTCACAGGAGGTAGTACTTCTGGCGGAGCGGTGTTATATGATAATAAGTTCCTTTACTCACATCACGCAACTGATCCATGTTGTGGCCAACTTGTTAATGCTTTTGACTTAATAAGAATACACAAATTCAGTAATCTTGATGAGAACGTAAAAGACGGAACACCTGTAAGCAAATTTCCATCTTACACGGCCATGAAAAAACTAGCTCTTGAAGATGTTAATGTAGCAGCTTTGATGAATAGTGAAATGGTGGCCAACGCTAAGGATGTTTTTAATATCGTAAGTAATGATGAAAATAATCAAGCTGAAGATGAATTAAACTGGCTTTCTCAACTTGAAAAAAGTGAAGATGGTAAAATTCAAAAGACTATTAATAATATAGTTTTAATACTGGAGAATGACCCGAATTTAAAAGATAAAATTGCTATTGATATATTTAGTAATAGAGGATTAGTCTTTGGCCAACTTCCTTGGGATAAACATTATGACCCAAATAAAGACCATAGAGATTGGTCTGAAGTGGACGATGCTTCATTTTCTAGGTACTTAGAAACAGTTTATAAAATAACGGGCCAGGATAAGCAAGATAAAGCTTTGTTAATAGTAAGTGATGGTAATCGAATTAATTATGTTGAAAGGTATTTAACATCCCTGCAATGGGACGGAGTACCTAGGATAGATAATCTACTTATTGATTATTTTGGTGCAGCAGATAATGTTTTTTCTAGAGAGGCTATTCGAAAAAGTTTAGTAGCAGCAGTGGCCAGGGCCATAATTGGTGGTGTTAAATTTGATGTAATGACAATTTTAGCTGGGCCACAAGGAGTTGGTAAGAGCACTTTCTTTTCCATCTTAGGTAAAGAATGGTTTAACGACAGCTTACAAACATTCGAAGGTAAAGAAGCTTCTGAACTTATCCAGGGAAGCTGGATTGTAGAGGTAGGAGAACTTACCGCAATGAATAGGCATGATACGAATGCAATTAAGCAATTCTTGAGTAAAAGAGATGATATTTACAGGGAAGCTTATGGAAGAAGAACAAGCAAATATCCTAGAAGGTGTGTTTTCTACGGGACTTCAAATGATGATGAATTTTTAAAAGATCCAACTGGGAATAGACGTTTTTGGCCAATTGATATTTGTGTAGGAGAAATTAAAAAAAGCGTTTGGGATGATTTTCCAAAAGAAGTTGACCAGGTGTGGGCCGAGGCTTACGCATTATTTCTAATGGGTGAAAGCTTGCAACTTAGCAAGGAGGCCGAAGAGTTGGCCAATATTGCACGGGAACACCATAAAGAATCAAACGCAAAAGAAGGTTTAATCCGTGATTATCTTGATAAGCCTATTACTGAAAACTGGTATTCTCTTGATTCTAGTATGAGGAAAAACATTTTAAATGGTGAGTTTGATAAAGGAGCTAAATTGGTATTTAGACAAAAAGTATGTGCAGTTGAAGTTTATGTAGAGTGCTTAAAAGGTGACCTACGTTTTATGAAAAGAAGTGATGCAAAAGAAATAAATCAAATAATTAGTAATATAGTTGGATGGGTTAAGGATGAAAAAGCGACACGTTTTGGAAATTACGGCCCACAAAAAGGATTTAAAAGGGTGTAACTTTGAGTGTAACTTTGGAGAAAGAAAGTTACAAATCAAAAATCAAAGTGTAACTTTGATGTAACTTTGGAAAAAATTAAAACCTTATTATATCAATGGTTTAACCGACCTAGTGTAACTTTAAAAGTAGAAAGTTACACCTAAAGTTACACCCCATAAACGTTGATATAATAGCTCTAGTAAGTATTTTATATATTAATTTGTAACTTTAAAACCTATATATAATATAAAAATAAAGAAATTATAGAAAATATAGGATTATATAAATCTATAATATCTATAATATCTATGTTTTATATACTATATAGGGAAAATAAAGTTACAAGTTACAAATTAAAAATTTTAAAATTGAGAGATGATTTTGACAAATGGAAATATCAGAAAAGCAAATTGAAAAATATTTAGTAAAAAAAATTAAAGCAGAAAAGGGACTATGTTTAAAATTTGAGTCTCCAGGTTATTCGGGAGTGCCAGATAGAATTGTTATTTTAAAAAATAAACCTGTGGCATTTGTAGAATTAAAAAGACCTGTTGGTGGCCGATATTCAGCAAGGCAAAAATTAGTAGAGAGAGATTTTAATAAATTAGGCCAAAAAGTTTACAAAGTAAAAAATAAAGAAGATGTAGATAAGTTAGTAGAGGAGTTGGTAATGTGAGAGAGTTTATTCCACACAAATATCAATTAACAGCAATCAATCATGTGATCAATGTTCCAAAATGTGGATTGTTCCTTGATATGGGGTTAGGGAAAACGGTGTCAACATTAACAGCAATTAAGGAATTAAAATACAATAGATTTCAAGTTAACAAGGTGTTGATTATTGCACCGAAAAAAGTGGCCGAGGGAACATGGTCGAAGGAAAAAGATAAGTGGAATCACACAAAAGATTTTAGAGTAAGCCTAGTATTAGGAAGTCAGCAAAAGCGAATTAAAGCTTTAAGTGTAAATGCAGATTTATATATTATCAACCGTGAAAATATTCCTTGGTTAGTAGATTATCTGAGAAATGACTGGTATTTTGACACCGTTGTGATTGATGAAAGCAGCAGTTTTAAAAATAGTCAAAGTAAGAGATTTAAAGCTTTGAAAATGGTACTACCTAAGATTAATAGGTTGATTGAGTTAACAGGAACTCCTAGCCCAAATGGTGTGGAGGACTTGTGGGCCCAAATATACTTACTTGATCAAGGTGAAAGATTAGAGAAATATATCACTCATTTTAGAAATAGATATATGGAGCCGAGTAAGAGAAATAGGAGTCAAATTTTTGATTACAAAGTAAAAGAGGGTGTGTATGATCACATCATAAATAAAATATCCGATATCTGTATAAGCATGAAATCGGAGGACTATTTAGAACTTCCCGATTTATCTTACAATGAAATACCTGTAGTTTTAAATGATAAAGCTAGAAAAGACTACGATAAAATGGAGCGTGATTTTGTCCTGGAGCTTGAGGAAGCAGAAGAGGAAATAACAGCAGTAAATGCAGCTGCGTTATCAAATAAATTATTACAAATAAGTAATGGGGCTGTGTATGATAATTCTGGAATTTACACAGAAGTGCATAATGCGAAAATAGATTCATTTCTTGAGTTAGTAGAAAGTTTACAAGGGCGAAGTCTTTTAGTATTTTACAATTTTCAACATGATAAAGAAAGAATTAAGAAAGCATTGGAAAAAAGCAATTTAGTAGTTAGAGAATTAAAAACTACACAAGATGAAGATGATTGGAATGACAGAAAAATAGATATTCTATTGACACATCCAGCAAGTGCTGCTTACGGACTTAATTTGCAAGAAGGTGGGAATCATGTGTGTTGGTTCGGTTTGACATGGAATTTAGAACATTACCAACAGGCCAATAAGCGACTTCACAGACAAGGCCAAAAAGAAAAGGTAATTATTCATCACTTAGTCACACAAGATACACGAGACGAGGATGTAATGCGAGCATTAGACAGTAAAGCGGATGTTCAAGAGGAGATCTTACAAAGCTTAAAAGCTAGAATTAGAAAAGTTAAAGAAGGTAAGTAGGAATGCTAGATAAGATATTAGAAGTTATTAATTTAATTATTTTAGGTGCTTTATTAGGAGTAATTGTAAGCAATGTTAAATTAGATACTCTTAGGAAAGAAAATATTGAATTAAGGTTAGAGAATACAAGGTTAGAGAATAAAGTAAAAGAACTAGACTACAAACAAGCAGAATTAACTAAAAAAATAGCTGAATTGAACGGAATAGGAGGATAAGAGATGTTGAAAAAAATATGGGATAACATAGAGATTATATTAATTACATTGTCAATGTTATTAGCAATGTTTACAGCTGGATTGATGTTGGGTGTATATGTTTCAAGCAACACGATAGAAGAACTTTCTAATGACAATATTGTTAAAGAACGTACTATACAGCAACAAAAGGAAAGAATTAGACAATTACAATTGCTTAAACAATATAAGGAGATATACAATGCTTAGATATGTGTTTGAATGGTTTGGAATCATTCTGTTGTTTGGCTTTATAATGATTCTTTGTAATAGCAATTTTACAAAAGAAGATTTGTATGTGACAACATTTGTGTGGGCAATATGTAGAATTTGTCTTACATTTGAGAATAGGAAGTAAGGAGAGGTTAATAATGAAATTAAAAATAGCTAATTTTAAAGATATAGATAACCTATTTATTGAATATAAAGGTTATACAATTTCTTTCTCACTTAAACAATTAGAATACAACAATAATTTAGGTATTAGAATTGAAACTAAGAAAGAAAAGGAAAGGCTTATTGAAATTTTAGAAGTTTTTCAAAAAGAATTAGAAAGGTTGGAGTTTTAAAAATGAATTATGAAGAATTAAGAGAAGCTAATGACTTATTGGATGAAATAGAAAATTTGGATATGTTGATATTTGACCTTCAACATACTGAAAGAATTTTAAAGGTATTCACTAGTCATAAAGAAGTGAGTATAAAGAACAGTCATAAAAATAAAATTAAACAAGCGCTATTAGAAATTAAAGGTGAGTTGGTCGAAGAGATAAAAGAGTTAGGAGTTACGGAGGATTATAACAATGATTAAAAGAGTAGTAACAATAACAAGTGGCATTGAGTCTTTAGTTGATAAAATTAATGATTTTATCAAAAATGATTTAAAAGAGAACGAATATGTTGTAGAGATTAAGTATATAAAAGATGGTAGCCGACTTAAACCTTATGTAGAAGGTCGAGGAATAGCTTATGAGAGTGTTGTAGTATCAATTATACATATAGGAGAAAATAATGAAACAACCAAAAGTGTATATTAAACGTTTAGATAAAATACTAGAAGTAGAGTCTATTAGATTTGATACTAAAGTAGTTGAAATTTACGATGAAGCAGCATCTAGATATCGTTACTGTGATATCGATGAAGTTGAATTTATTTACGGTACTGGTTTTATGGATAAAAACGGAAAAGAAATTGAACATGGCGATATTTTGAAAACAGAGTTTGAAGATATTTATTCTATAAAATTTAATAGAGATGTTAGATATTGGTTTGTAGATGAAAATCTAATGTATGAACTTAGAGAAGCATTATCGAAAAGTGAAGTAATTGGAAATATTTACGAAAACAAAGAACTATTGGAAGAATAAAAATGAACGAACAAAAATATTTAAACGTTGAAATGAAAGTAAGTTTTGACGTGCCAGTGGATGAAGATTTTGATATAGATGAATTTTCTGAAGAAGATTTAAAAGAAATAGCAGCTAATTATTTCTTTAATCAAAATGGATATGATACAGCTGATTATTATGATTTTGAATTTGTAGATTAATGGAGGACTAAAAATGGAATTAAAATCAATGTTTATAATCGACATTCTACTTTACATCATAGGTATATTTTTTATTATTTCACTAATATCTGTAATGGTGTTTATGGTAGTTGCTTTGAAGAGATATATTAACTGGAGGAAGTAATGGTGTTAAATAGACAAGAAAGACAAACAAATCAGAAGAAAAAATTTTTATCAAAATTATGGTACATTAAACGTTTAATAGCTTCTAACGAAGAAAAGATTAAAGATAGGCGAGCTACGTTAAAACATAATATTAAACCTATTGATTATGCGAAAGAGCAAATCAAAGGCGGCAACAAATATAGTTGGGATAATTTAATTTATGAAATCGATAATTTAGAACGTGAAATCATTGATAATACAGTAGAGCTTGTTAGGGCAGAAAGGGAAATATTTGATTGTATTAAAAATGTTGAAGATTTGCAATATAGATTATTATTACAATATCGATACTTTGATTGTAAAGATTGGTTAGAGATTGATCATTTATTAAAAATTGAGGCTAATACAAGAAACAGAAAACATTCTGAAGCGTTAAAAGCTGTTAAAATTGACAAGTTTTTTCAAAAAGTAAAAAAAGATAAAACAAAGTAAAAGGAGATAAACAAAAGTAAGTAGGTAAGTGCTATAATAGTAATATAAGATTTTAGGTAGAGGACTCCTAGATGTTAGATATTAATTTTAAATTTTTTACAAGCTGATGCGATACCAAACTTTTTATTTTTTGTTATTAAATCTCTACCTAAAATCACTATCATAAAAACTTCCGAGGCAGTGTAAAAACTGTCTTTTTATTTTTGTCAAGAAAGGTGGTGGAAAATTGGCAAAACTAACATTAAAACAAAAGAAGTTCGCTGATGAGTACATCATTAGCGGAAATGCGACAGAATCAGCGATAAGTGCAGGTTATTCTGACAATTATGCAAAAAAACAATCTCATAAATTGTTGGTAAATGTAGGTATAAAATCTTATATTGATGAGCGGATGAAAGAGATTGAATCTAAGAAGACAGCAACGCAGCAAGAAGTTCTTGAATATTTAACCTCAGTAATGAGAGGCGAACAAACAGAGGAAATACTTATCGGACGGGGTCAAGGTTTTCAGGAAACAACCTACATTGATGTTAGTGCGAAAGATAGAATAAAAGCTGCAGATATCCTAAATAAAATTCACCAAGCAAGAGAAGAGAAAAGCTCAACTACAACTGAAAGTATTGTAATTGTTGATAGGTGGGAAGATGACTAGATTTGATGTTCAGAAAAATGTTAACCGACATTTTAAAGATGTTTGGCTTTCTAAAGTACCTTACAATGTGTTAAAAGGTGGTAGGAATAGTTTTAAATCTTCCGTTATAGTACTTAAATTAGTTAGAGATATGGCAATGATGATAGCAAAAGGGGAGAAAGCTAATATAGTTGTAATCAGAAAAGTAGCAAATACAATTCGTGATAGTGTCTTTAATAAGATTAACTGGGCGATTAATATGTATGGCTTAACAGATTCATTTAAAAGTACTGTATCTCCTTTTAAAATAACTCATACTTTAACAGGATCTAGCTTTTATTTCTACGGTGCAGACGACTTCCAAAAATTAAAATCAAATGATATTAGCAATATTATTTCAGTTTGGTATGAAGAAGCAGCAGAATTTGATAGTCAAGAAGAATTTGACCAAACCAACATTACTTTCATGAGGCAAAAACATAATGGAGTACCTTTTGTAAAATTCTACTGGAGTTATAATCCGCCAAGAAATCCATATAACTGGATTAATGAATGGAGTGAAGACATGAAAACTAATGAGAATTATTTAGTTCATGAATCTAGTTATTTAAATGATGAATTGGGTTTTGTAACTGAGCAAATGTTAGCTGATATCAATAGAATTAAAGAAAATGACTTTGATTATTATCGCTACATTTATTTAGGTGAACCAGTCGGATTAGGAAATAATGTTTACAATATGGCTTGCTTTCACGCTTTAGATGAATTACCTAGCGATGATAAAATCATAGGAATATCTTATGCTCTAGATACAGGACACCAACAAAGTGCCACGGCTTGCGGTGCTTATGGAATAACTGCTAAAGGAAATGTGATCTTATTAGATACTTTCTATTATTCTCCAGCAGGTAGAAGTGTTAAAGCTGCGCCCAGTGATTTAACTATTATGATTAATGATTTTATTTCTAGCGCGCAAGATCTCTACAATGTACCAACTATTAGATTAACAATAGATAGTGCAGAGGGAGCGTTAAGGAATCAGTACTTTAAAGATTTTGGGATTAGATGGAATCCAGTAGCAAAAAGAAAAAATCAAACCATGATTGATATGGTTGTAAGTTTATTAGCACAAGGAAGATTTTTTTATTTAGATAACGAAAACAATAAGATATTCATTGAAGAACACAAAATGTACAGATATGATGAGAAGACTATTAATACAGCCGAACCAAAAGTAATTAAAGAAGACGACCATACAGTCGATGAGTTTAAATATTTTGTGCTAGATAATGCAAAATTATTAGGATTAAAAGTATAGGAGTAACAAGAATGGGGCTTATACAAATTATTAAGAATTTATTTAAAAGGAGCAAGTACACCATGCAAGGTAGTTTAACAAGCATATTAGACCATCCGAAGATAGTTGTATCTTCTGAAGAATACAACCGAATAAAAAACAATTTAACATACTTCCAGAGTAAGTTTAGCGATGTTACCTACCTTAACACGGACGGAGAACAGCGCACAAGGAAGTTTAATCACTTACCGTTAGCAAGAACAGCTTGTAAGAAGATAGCTGGATTAGTTTATAATGAACAGGCAGAGATCACAGTTGATAATGAGTCAATTAATCAGTTTGTTAATGATGTTTTGTTAAATGATAGATTTAATAAAAACTTTGAAAGATATCTTGAAAGTTGTTTAGCATTAGGTGGAATGGCAATGAGGCCATATTTTGACGGTAAAACAATTAAGATTGCATTCATTCAAGCACCAGTATTTTTACCACTTCAAAGTAATATGCAAGATGTTAGCAGTGCAGCAATTATTACTAAATCAGTTAAAAGTCAAGGTAAGACTAATACATATTACACCTTAATTGAGTTCCACGAATGGAATAATGAAGACTTAACGATAACTAATGAGCTATATAAATCAAACAATGCAGATACAATTGGTAGTCAAACGTTGTTAAGTGAATTGTATGAGAATCTTGAAGAAAACATTGTGATTAAAGGATTAAGTAGACCGTTATTTACTTATTTAAAAACACCAGGAATGAACAACAAGGATATTAACAGCCCATTAGGACTTTCAATATTTGACAATGCTAAAACAACGATTGATTTCATTAATAGAACATATGATGAATTCATGTGGGAAATAAAGATGGGACAAAGAAGAGTGGCTGTTCCAGATGGATTAACAAACATGACTTTTCAAGCTGGCAAAGACAATAAGTTCGTGACTAAACGAAGATTTGAAACTGATCAAAATGTGTTTGTTCAAATTGGTGGAGGACTAGATGATAATAAAATCGTTGATTTAACTACACCTATTAGAGCTGATGATTACATTAAAGCCATTAACAAAGGATTAGCTATGTTTGAAATGCAAGTAGGTGTTAGTGGTGGAATGTTTAGCTTTGACGGAAAAACGATGAAGACTGCAACTGAAGTTGTTAGTGAAAACTCTGATACATTCCAATTAAGAAATAGTATCGTGTCACTAGTGGAACATTCAATCAAAGAGCTTGTAGTATCTATTTGTGAATTAGGTAAGGCGCATGGAATATATAACGGTGAAATACCTAAACTTGAAGATATATCAGTTAACCTTGATGATGGAGTGTTCACAGATAGAAATGCAGAGCTTGATTATTGGGTTAAAGCATTAGCAAGTGGAATTGTTAGTAAGCAATATGCTATTTCTAAAGTATTAGGTGTGACTGATGAAGAAGCTAGTAAGATGTTAAATGAAATTAATGAAGAAGTACAACCGAATCTTGATGGAACTGATGAGGTAATCTATGGAGTTAAAGAATAATGATGGTAATTATTGGGTAAAGTCAAAAGAAGTAGAAGGTTTATACCATGAATTATCCATGGAAATAATGAAGAATATAGTCAGAAGACTTAAGCAACGTGGAACAGCGGATTTAATCGATAATCCTTATGTTTGGCAGTTAGAGAAGTTAAATGACCTACATTTGATTACAGAAGAAAATGTTAAGTTGATTTCTAAATATAGTGGGGTTGCAGAGGAAGTATTCAGAGATGTAATTGCTAATGAAGGCTTTAAAATCTATCAAGATAGTCACCAACAATTGGCGCAGGCTCTAAAATCAGATGCAACTCCTAATCCTTTAGTTCAAGATAGTTTAAATTCATTAGCAAAACAGACAATGTTTGAAGTTAACAACCTAATCAATACTACAATGCCAAAAGCATTACAAAAGAATTACAAGCAGACTTTAGAAAGTGCAGTAGCTGGAGTAGTCTCTGGAACTAAGTCTCATGAAAAAGCATTATCAGAAGCGGTTTTAAAAATGTATGAGAGAGGCTTTACAGCCTTTAGAGATAGGGGAGGAAGAATGTGGACGGTTGAGCGATATGCAAAAACTGTAATCAGAACTACAACTTTCAGAACTTATCGAGAAATGAGAGAAAGGCCTGCGGATGATTTAGGAATAGATACTTATTATTACAGTGCCAAATCTAGTGCTAGAGAGTTATGCGCACCTTTGCAGCATCAGATAGTAACTAAAGGAGTTGCAAGGACAATTAATGGTGAAAAAGTACTGAGTTTACCTGATTATGGATTTGGAAGTCCTGGAGGTTGCTTAGGGATAAACTGTGGTCATTACTTAACACCATTTGTAGTAGGAGTGAATTATAAACCTCAACTGCCAGAATATTTGCAAAATCTAACCGAGGACGAAGCTAAACAAAATGCACTTGATAAGGCAAGGTTAAAGGCTTTTGATCGTGAGATTAGAATTAACAAAGATAAGCAAATACTAGCCAAGGAATTAGGCGATAAAGAACTTCAAGCTAAGTTAAAGCTCAAAGAAAAGACATTTAAGACTGGACGAAAAAGTCTTATAGAAAAAAATCCTACAGTAATTGGTAAACCGCCTAAGAAAGTTGTTGAAGATGAGTCTAAAAAAACTAATATTAATAATAAAACGACTATGAAATCGATTGAAGATAAACCTAAAAAGGTATATAATAAGGATAGAATAGTATTTAAGACCTTAACTGAGAATGATTTACCGAGAATATTAGAAGAAAGTGGTAAAATTGCATACGATGATAGAAACCCTATTTATTATCGAATAACAGGAGGTTATGTTGCAACAAAAAATTCATTTAAAATTAATATGGCTTTAAGACAAGGGAGAGGAGATAGCTTAAATGATTATGATAAACTAACAATTTCTACATTAGATAAAGTTATAAAATCGAATACCTTGAAAGAAAATATAATTTTGACTAGGTATGCAAAAATGGATATTATTGATGCCATAACAGAGCAAAATTCATTTTTAAAAGATGTTACAAGTGAAAAGGAAATGCTTAAGCTAATAAATAAGAATACAGCAGTTTTAAACGATAAAGGTTTTGTGTCAACTAGCGTAGTTCCAGAATTAAATTATTTTAAACAAAATCCAATAAGATTTAAAATACATGCTGAAAAAGGTCAAAATGTATATATGACTGATAATTTTGAAGAAAGTGAAATGATACTACCGAGAAATAGTAATTTTGTAATAACTAAAGCTGCGATAGTTGATGAAAAAATAGAATTTACGATAAATATTGTGAAGGAGAATAATCATGAAAATTAGTGAGATTATAATGAAAGACATTGAAAAAACAAGAGGAATTAAATTTGAAAAAGAGATTGATATAGAAAATCTTTCTGATAAGGAATTACGAGCAACACGATTTGTAGATGGCTGGACTGAAGATGAAATAGAAAGAATAGAAAAAGAATGGAATAAAAGAGGATTATAAAAACACTTAGTAAATTTACTAGGTGTTTTTATTATGCCAAAATGGAATTAAATCGCTTACTTTCCATTTTTAATATAAAAATACAATTCAAAATGGAAAATTTGGTTGATTTTTCCATTTTCGTCCTAAGTATGACGTTAAAAGGCTTATTTTTTATGCCTTGCACGGTGTAACAGTGCTAAATAAATAGAGTCTACTGGACGTAAAACGAAAGGAGCTTAAATTATGAGCTTAAAACGAGATATGTTAATTGAAGCAGGAGTAACAGATAAGGACGCAATCGATAAAATCATGCAAGCGTACGGTGCAGGTTTAGAGAAAGTAAAGCAACAAGCGAAGTTAGAACTAACTGCTGAGAATGACACATTAAAAGCACAACTAGAATTACAAAAAACTAAACTTGAAGATTTAACTAAAAGTAATGATGCTAATTCAGAGGTTAAACAGGCTTTAGAGAAATTACAAGAAGAATACAACCAATTCAAGTTAGATAGTGATAACAAGTTGGCGCAAATCAATAAAACAAATGCTATTGCTTTGGCTCTAAAAGATGTTAAGGCACATGATAGCGATGTTCTAATGAAACTTATCGATGTTGATAAGGTTGAGTTAGGAGAAGATGGGAAACCTAAACTTGATGAGGTGGTTAATTCACTAAGAGAAAGCAAGCCTTTCTTATTTGAACAAGAACAACAACCAACTACACCACAAATTACAGTTGGAGGGAATCCTAACGGGAACGGAACAGCAGGGGTCGACCCGTTCCAAGCAATTTTAGACCAATATACAAAATAAAGAAAGGAATATAAAATATGACAAATAATAATAATAATTTACCTGTAAGAATATACACACCACAATATACTAAAGTGTTATCTACAATTTTCGGTGTACAAAAAGCATTCGCAGGAGCCTTAGCTCCAATTCAAACATTAGATGGTATTCAACATAACACTAAGGCTTTCATGGTTAAAACTAACAATACACCAGTAGTTGTAGGAACTTACAATGCTGATTCAACAAAAGTATTCGGAGCAGGAACAGGATTAGGAAGCCGTTTTGGTGAATTAAAAGAAGTAGTTTACCAAGACACAGAAGTAAATTACGATTACACACTAGCAATTCATGAGGGACTTGACCGTTTCCATGTTAACAATGACTTAGACGTAGCAGTTGCAGACCGATTAAGATTACACTCAGAAGCTCAAACTAGAGAAATGAACAAGAAAATCGGAAAATTCTTATCAACAAACGCAGGTGAAACAAAAGAGCTTGCTAAACTTGATGAAGCTAGTATTCAGAAACTATTTAACCAAGTTAATTCTTATGTGACTAACACTGAAATCAACGCACCAATCAAATGTTATATCAGAGTACAAGTTTATAACGCTATTATTGATATGGCTTCAACTAACAAATCAAAAGGTTCAAATATAAATTTAGATTCTAACGGTTTATTAAAATATAAAAACATTGAATTAATCGTAGTTCCTGAACAATACTTTGAAAATAATGTTGTTGCAATCTTCTCTCCAGATGGAATTGTTATTCCATTCATCGGAATTGAAACTGCCAGAACAGTAGAAGCTGAAGATTTTGACGGTGTTAAACTTCAAGCTGCTGCAAAAGGTGGTACATTCGTTCTTGACGATAATAAGAAAGCAATTATTAAAGTAACAAGCACTACACCATTAGCATAATAGGAGGAAATAACGATGGTTAAATACTTAGTAAATGTAGATTTCACAGATAAAGATACTTATGAACAAGTAGAGAAAGGCACAGAACTGGATATCACAGAAAAACGTGCTGAAGACATTTTAAAATCATTAGGTGAAGGAGCTTTAACTAACCTAGAAAAAGTGAAAGAGGAAGTTAAGGAGGAATCTCCAGCCCCTACTCCAGTAGAAGAGAAAAAAGAAGCTAAAGAGGTTGAATAATTCGGCCTCTTTTTTGGAGGTTAAAAAATGAATTATATTACTTTAGAAGACTATAAAGAACTAGGATTTGCAGAAGTAGATGATTTTTCAGATTTAAGGCAAAGAGCTGAAATGGCAGTAGATTTATACACTAACTACTTTTATCAAAATAACAACTTAGAAGATGATTTCCCGCCTAGAAAGCATGCAGTAAAGCTTGCTATTGCTAATCAAATTCGCTACTTAAATGAAACTGGAATACTTACAGCTGAAGATAAACATTCTTTAGGTAGTGTGAGTATTGGAAGAACTACTGTTAATTATGGAGGTAGTGGAAGTAGTCCAGCTAAAATTGAAGCTAGTAAATACAATTTAGCATTAGATACTATGAACTTACTAAAAAGCGTGGGGTTCGGATATAGAGGTGTTTGCTATGATAGATAAGCGCCTTTTAACTGATACTGTAGAAGTGAGTTTAGCAGGTGAAAAAGACAAATGGGGGAAGATTATTTACAAAGAACCGTTTGAAATAAAATTTGTTCGGTTTGATAGAAGTTCTTTAGATAAGTCTACAAACACGCAAAACTTAACAAATATCACAAGGAACAAATCGGGAACCTTATTTATTTATCCAAAATTTAATAATGTTGTTGTTGATGATAGCTGGTTACAAGCTAACATCAGAGATAAGCATGGAGATTACAAGGTAATTAGTTTTGAAACTAATTATTTAGGTAGAAAGGTATTTTCTTACGAAATAACGGTGATTTAGATGTCACTAAAAGTACAGTATGATTTGACACCATTAGAAAAGAAATTTGGTCCGGGTAATGTCATGTTAGCAAGAAGTGCTGTAGCTAATCAAGTGTTGATGGATAGTGAAAACTATGTGCCAAGTGACGGTAAGGATTATTTACGAGGTAGTGGACGTGCTAGCAAAGATTCAGTATCGTGGAATAAAGTTTATGCTAGAGCGCAATTCTTTGGAACAAATGGAATTGTTACTTTTAAAAAATATACAACTCCTGATACTGGTAGCAAATGGACTGAAAAAGCTTCAAACAGCAACATGAAAAATTGGGAAGAAGTAGCTAAGAAAGGATTAGGAATAAGATGATTAATAACATTGATTTTCAAGACGTGCTTTGTGATTATATTAATTCTTTAAATTTACCATTAGTAGCTAGATTAGATTATTTCATTGAATCAGATGATTTAGTGGTTAATTTAATTGCTGGTGGTAAGGTAGAGCGGTTATTTATGGACGGTACACAAGAAATTAGTTTACCTTTTGAAATTGCCATAAAATGCATGGACAACCAAAAAGCTAATTCTATTTTGTGGACTATCCACACCGCACTATCTGAATTTAATTTGCAATTACCTAGTGCAAACAACACTTATCGCTTCTTAGGACTAGAGGTTGGAAAGCCTGCAGTTAATGGACGTGATGAGCAAGATTATTTTATTTATACGTTACGTATAGTAGCGAAAATTGAAATTGAAGGAGATTTATTAAATGGCTAGACAAAAAAATGCATTAAGAAAACATTTTGTAGCACCTTTTGATAAGGCGAACGCTACAACAGCACCAACAAAAGAACAGTACAAACTGTTAGCTAAATATATTAAAACAGTAAACGATGAAACAGATGAAGATACTGATGATGTAGCATGGTATGATGGAGATGGTACACCTGAGGAAACTGTTAAATCAGTAAAAGCTGGGTTCTCATTTGAGGGGAACTTTGATGTAGAAGATGAAGCACAAAAACTAATCGCTGACCTTAGATATAAAGTTGGTGACGATAGGAAAGTATGGTTCAAGGTGGTATCTTCAGACGGTAAGACAGCGTGGGAAGCAGTAGCAATCGTATCTAAGATAAAAGCTGGAGACGGTGATGCTAGTGACTTTGAAAACTTTGAATGTACGATTAAATGGGCAACGTTGCCAAAACAAACAGCAGTAGCATAATTTAGGAGGATTTAAGCATGGTAGTAATTAAGAAATTTGAAAATGTAATTCCAGTTGATTTTGGAGAGTTTGAATTAAAGTTTGTAACTAGTGATGAAAATGTTATTAAACTAGCGAATGTTGAAGAAAAAGCAGGTGTAGTTAAAGAAAAGATTGGAGAACTAAAAGGAACAACAGAAGATATTAAATTAATCTATGATTTAGCTAAAGAATTATGGGTTGAATTATTCGATGAAGAAACTTTTGAGAAAGTTTATAATCTTTATAACAAATCATGTATGCCAACATTACTAGCAGTATTTCAAACGCTATTTGGGTTAACTCAAGAATTAGGTAGTAGTTATTCTCCAGATAAGCTGATTAAGTATCTAAATATCGACCATGCTTAATTTAGCTTATAAATTAGAAGATGAATTAATCGTTGGTAGTGAAGTTTATAAGCTTAATCTTAGTTTTGATAATGTAATTAGGTTGTTTGATATGCTTAATTCTAGTGATCTCGAAGATTATCAGAAACCACACTTTGCCTTATTAATGTTAACGGGTGAATCATTTGAGAAATACTCAATAGAGGACGTAGAATTATTTTTAAAAGAAATTATAAAAGAGCATATCAAAAATAAGGAATTTAATTCAGTAGAATATGATTTGGCTGGCAACCCTATGCCAGTTAAGGAAACAGAAGAAGAACAGGAGCAATTATATAGTTTGAAATACGATTCAGACTATATTTTTGCTTCTTTTTTACAAACATACAATATTGATTTAATAGAAATGCAAGGCAAATTGCATTGGAGAAAGTTTAATGCCTTATTAAATGGACTTCCAGAAAATACTAAATTTATGGAAGTTGTAAAGATTAGGTCTTACAAACCAGAAAAACATGATAGTCCTGAATATAAGGAAAGCATGAGAAAACTACAACGTCAATATGAACTTCCTATCAATGATTAGTTTAAAAGAAAGGAGGTTAATATATGGCAGAGGGAAAAGTTAAAATAGATGTTGACTTGAATGAAAAAGGCGCCACCTCTGGAATCGGACGGTTAAAAAGTGCCTTAAACGGTCTTGAAAGTGCTGGAACTAAGGCAGGTTCAGTCTTTAAAAGTGTGTTAGGAGCAAATCTAGTAAGTGCTGGAATAAGTGCAGGTATTAGTGGTATTTCTAACGGTATTCGAGGAATGGTAACTGAATTAAACAGTTCAGCGAAAGCCTGGAAAACTTTTGAAGGAAACATGTCAATGATTGGTAAGTCTAAGGAAGAAATCGCACAAGCTAAGGGCGTTATGCAAGATTACGCCACCAAGACTATTTACAGTGCGTCAGATATGGCACAGACCTATTCGCAGTTAGCAGCAGTAGGTATTAAGGAAACTGACAAGCTAGTAACTGGTTTTGGTGGATTAGCAGCAGCGGCAGAAAATTCAAAACAAGCCATGAAGACACTATCACAACAAGCTACTCAGATGGCGGCGAAGCCAAAAGTAGCGTGGCAAGACTTTAAATTGATGATGGAACAAACCCCAGCAGGTATGGCGGCAATTGCCAAGGAGATGGGAATGTCACTTGATGAACTTGTTAAGGGAGTTCAAGATGGAAAAATCAAAACAGAAGATTTTTTCAACGCCATTAAAAAGGTAGGTAACAACGATAGCTTTTCTAAAATGGCAACTGAATTTAAAACTATAGATCAAGCCATCGATGGGGCGAAAGAAAGTTTAGCTAATAAACTTCAGCCAGCGTTTGAGAAAGTTAATAAATTCGGAATTAAAGCTATTTCAGGTATTGCAGACGTACTAGACAAAGTAGACTTTGGGAACTTTGCTGAAAAGTTAGGTAGTTTCTTAGACAGTATTGATATTGATGGAGTAGTTAATGGAATAGCTACTTCAATTAAAAATGTTGTCACAGTTGCTAAGGAACTGTGGAAAGGGTTGAATGATAGCGGAGCAATAAGTGCCGTTTTAAGTGCTTTTAAAAACATTCAAAAGGCAGTAACTAACCTTGTTACAGCTTTGGCAAATAGTGGAGCAATTAGCACATTTGCACATGCTTTAGGTTTAATTGTGAACGTAGTAGCTAAAGTGGTTAGTGGTTTTGCTAAATTAATAGCTTCACTTCCACCTAGTGTGATTAGTGCCATTGCTTACTCATTGTTAGGTATTGTTGGTTCGCTAAAAGCTATCAAGTTAGCAACTAAAGGACTTGATTTAATTAAAGGTTTAAACCCGTTTAAATTATTCAAGAAAAATGCTACTGAATCGTTAGATGAAGTAACGAAGAAAGCTAGAAGTTCTAAAAGTACCTTATCACAAATATTTGGCGGTTTTGGTAAATTGCTGGAATCAGCAGGAAAAGGGATAGCAACAAGTGCTAAGGGAATTGGTACTGGTATTAAAACAGCATTGAGCGGTGTTCCGTCCGTTCTTACAGCTTTAGGTACTGGAATTTCAACTGCTGCACAAGGAATAGGAACTGGACTTGCTATTGCTTTTAAAGGTTTAGCGAGCGCCATTGCAATGGTTCCTCCTCCAACGTGGCTTGCATTAGGAGGAGCAATTCTTTTAGTGTGCGCTGGACTTGCACTTTTAGGAACTCAAGGAGATGGAGTTGCTAAGGTCTTTCAAGCCTTAGGAAGCGCCTTGTCACAAGTTATTCTTGCATTAGGTACTGGCTTATCAGCAGTTTTAGTTTCATTAGGTAGTGTTATTCAATCGGTTGGACTTGCTATTAAGTCAGTATTCGAGGGAATAGGAACAGTAATTCAATCTGTAGGTACTGCCATTAAGTCGGTGCTTGAGGGGTTAGGTTCAGCATTTACTGGTTTTGGTAACGGAGTAAGACTGGCTCTTGAGGGAGTTGGAACTGTAATTACTTCGGTTGGTACTGCTATTCAATCAGCCTTACAAGGTGTTGCAAGTATTATTGATTCAGTTGGTAATGCTATTAAGTCAACTCTTGAAGGTGTAGGTTCCGTGATTGAATCAGTAGGAAATTCAATAAAATCAGTTTTAGAGGGTGTTGGAACAGCCTTTGAAAAATTCGGTAACGCAGTTAAAACTGTATGTGATGGAATTAAAGAAGTTATTGATTCAATTGGTAACTCAATAAGAACTGTACTTGATGGAGTAGCAAACGTTATTAAAAGTATAGGAGAATCAGCAGAAAAGGCAGGTAATGGATTCAGATTATTTGCTGAGGGTGTTAAAACTCTTGTTGATTTAAGCTTAGGAGATTTAGTTGCTACATTAACAGCAACGGCAACTGGAGTAGGTGCAATTACTGCTCATGCTGGAGAAATGACAACGGCTGGAGCTGGCATGCAAACAATGGCAAGTGGATTATCAATATTAGGACAAGCAGCAACTTCTGTACAAGGAGCATTTACTGCATTACCTACATTAATCACAAGCTTAACTACTTCATTAAATGCCTTACCACCTATCTTGATTACAACTTCAACAGCCGTTCAATTATTCAGTACTAACATTACTACTTCACTAGCTGGACTTATGACTGCCAGCGGTTCAATTAGTGCTTTCAATAGTCAAATAACAAGCATTGGAACAGCAGTAAGTTCTGTTACTGTATCAATTAGTGCATTCGGTGTTGTTCTTTCATCACTAGCAGTAAGTTTTGGTACAACTTCAGCTTCAATTGGAGCGTTAACTGGAGTAATTAATGGTTTAACTAGTGCATTATCACAAGTAGGAAGTACATCCACTAGCGTAGCAGGTCAGATTAATCAGATAGGTACTTCGATTTCATCAGTTGGAGCAACAGTATCTGGTATGGTCGCAAGCATAAGTGGAGCAATGAACGGATTAGCTAGTGCCATTTCTTCAGCTATGAATAGTGCTTTAGGGTCAATTCAAAGTACATGCCAACAATTTGTGTCTACACTTCAACAAACAGCCTCTCAAATGGCACAAGAAGGACGTAGAGCAGGTGAAGAAGCAGGAAGAAATATTGCTGACGGCTTAAGAAGTAATGAGGGTAACGTTCGTTCAGCGATGGAAAGTATCAAGAATACTGTTCAAGGCGTAGGACAAAGCATTGTACCAGTCGCTTATAACGTGGGAGCGCAAGTAAGTAATGGAGTTGCTCGAGGTATGTACTCAGCATTAGGAGCGGTGATTGCAGCAGCTAATGCAATCGTAAGTGAAGTTGACAGAGCATTGAGAGCCAAGGCTCAAATTCACTCACCATCAAGACTTACAGCTAAGACTGGGGGGCATATTACAGGTGGATTAGGGAAAGGTATGGTAAATAATATGGGCGTACTTGATAAAGCGTTCAGTTTATATCAACGTAAACTTAATTCATTTAATCCAACTTTTGCACCTGAGAATATGTTAAGTTTTAAAGGTGTTTCATCATTTGCGACAGCAGGTGGAAGTAGTAACAATGTTACTAACAACAAAACAAGCAACTTTGGAGCGTTGCTACACATAGAGAATTTAAGCACAAATTCTGAAGAAGATGTTCGTAAACTATACGAACAAATAAAATTCTTAATTAAGGAGGAGAAAGACAGGTTATGATAACTAAATACATCCTTTACAACCAACTAAATACAAAAGAATTAGGATTAAGATTAGTAGATGAAATAGAACTGGAATCTTCTTCTCAAACTGTAGATTTAGTTGAAATAGATGGTGTAAACGGTGCGAAAATCAAAGATAATAAACGGTTGAAAGTAATTGAACGTACTTTCCCGTTTAAAATATACGATGAAAAAGCTAACGTCCAAAACATAATCAATAAACTAAATGACTATCTTTTGAACATAGAGCCAAAATGGTATGATTTTGGATTGAGTTGGGATAACGCGTATCTTTATAAGGCGTACTTTTATGAAACATTTAAAATAGAGGGAACATTAACAAGTAAGAAAAAATGTATCTTAAATTTTAAACTACACCCTATTAAATATCTAAAAACAGGACTTTATAAAATAACAGTTTCTAATGGACAAATATTAAGAAATCCAGAGCGAAGAAAAGCCAATCCGCTTATTAAATTAAGAGGAACAGGAAATATTAATTTGAATATTAATTCTCAAGTATTTAGGTTAAAAGGAGTTAGTGGACACATTGTAATTGATTGTGAAACTCAGTCAGCACATTGGGATAACAAAGAATCGCAGTATGATAAAGTGTTCACTTATCCATTTCCACACCTTGAAATAGGTGATAACAGAATCTCATGGGACAACAACTCATTTGTTGTTGAAATAACTCCAAGATGGGAGGCGTTAGTTTAATGGCTTATCCTATTTTATACAAAGCAAATGAAACTAACTTTGAACATTTGGGGGTGTCAGTATTATCTGACGCTTCTAAATGTTATGTTTCAAGAGAAAAAAACGGGATATACATTCTTGAATTTGATTATCCAGTCAACGGTAAAGATGTTGATAAAATCAAAGAGGGAATGCTTATCAAAAGTGATGCAGGATACAGAACTAAAAATCAACGGTTCATAGTTTCAAAGATCACAAAAACACAAAATGAATTTAAAATATACTGTCAACATATTTCACAAGTTAAAACTACAATGAACGCTATCAGACCAGATATAACAGTTACTGGTAGTGCTATGATGGCACTATCAACATGGAGAGATAACTTGTTGGATAGTAGAGATGAATTTTTTGTTAATTCAGACATAACAACTGTAAATTCAACAATATGGAAAGTTGAAAACATTGAGAACGCCCGTGACGCATTAGGTGGTAAAGCAGGTTCAATTCTTGATGTTTGGGGGGGCGAGTATGAGTTTGACAACTTAAATATTACGCTACATAAAAACATGGGAATTGATAATCCAACCATCATTGCTTATGGTAAAAACTTGTTAGACTTAGAACAAGAGCAATCAATACTTGAAACTTATACTTCAGTATTTCCGTTTAAAAAATATACTGACGATAACAACAGGGAACAATTAATAACATTGCCAGAAATACTACTTGACAGCACACACTTAAATAAATTCGCACATAGAAGAATTTTAAAAGTTGATTTTTCAAATGATGAAAATATTAAAACTGTAGAGCAGTTGAGAAGTAAAGCTGAAAGTTACATTAGAAGTAATAATGTGGGCGTGCCGAAAACTAACTTAAAGATCAACTACCAAGACTTATCGAAAGTTGAGGGAATATTCGATAACCCAGCACTTGAACAGATAGATTTATGCGACAGATTAAAAGTTTATTATTCAGAATTAGGGATATTAAATGAGAATGCGAAAGTAGTTAAGGTAATTTGGGATGTTATCCTTGAAGAGAATCACGAGATAGAAGTGGGAGACGGTAGAAGTAGTTTTACAGATAGCACTTCAGCTAAATTAGAATCACTACAAGCGCAAAATGATTCAGTAATTTCTAGAATCAATACTTTGATTGCTGAACAGGAATCAGCATACGACAGGTTCTTCAAAGAAAAATCTAAAGTTATTGAAGATAAAGTTAAAGATGGATATGAAAAAGCCTTACTATCTAGTGAGGAGAAAATCCGAAAAATGGGCGAAGCCTTTGACGAAAAACTAGCACCTATTAGAAATCAAGTATCAACAACTGTAGAAAACTACAACAGGCAGTTCCAAGCTACAAACTTAGAGATAAGCAAGAACAGAGTTGAAGCCACTAAGCAGATTCAAGCACTATCAGATAGAGTTAACAACATGCAGGATATTTCTAGTAATTCAACAGTTGTAGAACTTAGAGGACTTGTTAACGGTGCTACAAGCAAGGTTACAGAACTGGAAAATAGCATAACAAGAGAATTCACTAACGTTAAAAAGAAAAATGAAGATAGTTTGAGTGCTGTTAAAGCAGAATTTACTAAAGGTGTAGATGGACTAGCAAGCAAGATTACTTCACTTGAGGAATATAAAAATCAAGACAGCACACGAACTGAAAACTTGAAACAATGGGTTCAGCAAGATACAGCTAGCCAATTAAGCCGTGAAAGAACTGAAATCATAAGAAATGTAAGGGATAGTATTCCTACAAGTGTTGGTGGGAGAAACTATATACCTAACAGTGGTGAACCATTAAGAAAAGAAGGACACTCATGGGGTGGAGATTGGGAAGTAAGGACGCATCCATATTATTACAATAGCAATAAAAAAATTATGTGTTTACCAAATTCAACAACTAGAGAAAACTTCATAAGAAGTCCGAGATTTAAACTGAAACGTAACACGGATTATGTAATCTCATTTAAAGGTTTTGCGAGTCGGAATACTATAAATATGGATGTTTATGTTTTAGGTCGAAGAAATAATGAAAATAATGACTTTACAATACCAACTCTTGTTGTAGAAAGTAGGAAATTATCTCCAAGCGTACTTGAAACTGTAAAAAACATAAAATTCAATAGTGGTGAAATGGATGAAGCTTATTTAAGATTTGATAACAATGGATCAAATGACAATCAACAAGCAATTTTATTTATTGCAGAAGTAAAACTTGAAGAAGGGGTTATTTCAACCGACTGGACACCAGCTCCTGAAGACAATAATGATTTTGTTAAAAACACAGAATTTAGTAGCAAATTCACGGAAAGTGCCAGAGGTATAACCAACCAATTATCAGCATTAGAGACCTACAAGAATCAAGACGCAGTAAGAGTTGCTAATTTGCAAATTTGGGCACAAAATAACACAGCTAACCAACTTACTGCTGCAAGACGTAGTATTGAAAGTTGGGTTAATGAGAAAGGTTATGCAACAACTTCTGCAATTGAGAATAAGGTACAAGAAACAGCTAACAGTTTTAGTCGTGAAATCAGTAATGTTAGAAATAGTATTCCAACTAGTTTAGGTGGGAGAAACTATATAACTAACAGTAAGGATTTAAACTCAAAGAATTTTTATAGCTGGAATAAATGGGAAAAATCAATATCAGGAAATGAACTAGTTTTGACTAAAATTGGAGGTAGTGATACTTATGGATTTTTCTTTAATTTAACAGATTTAGTTAAAACTCAATTTCAAAATGAAACATTAACGTGGTCTATTGATTTAAAAGCTAGTAGGAATGTGACGTTAAGAAATGTTGGTTTTGAAACTAACGGCTTAAAACAAGTAACTATAACAACTGAGTGGCAACGAATATCTCATACCTTTATTAACAAGTTTACTAATGTTTTTGCATTTGTATTTTACAACCCTACAGCTAATTTCAACAACGGAGATAAAATATATATCCGTTTACCAAAATTAGAAAAAGGAAATATTGCTACTGACTGGACCCCAGCTCCCGAAGATGTAGAACAAAACGTCAATGAACTAAACACATGGAAGCAAACAACTACAGAAACATTGAATACTGTTAGTAGTAATTTAAATGATACTGTTAAACATTCGCAACTAAGAGTAGGTGCTGATAAGATTGACTTTGGTTCAAATAAAGTATTTGATGGACGTAACCTTGCGAGTATGCTTTCTGTTAGTCCAGAAAGTATTCAAGCTATAACCGATAAATTAGTAATCACACCAGCTAATGAGAATTTAGTATTACCAGAGTTTAGAGAAACGGTAATTTCTAATAGTAGGGATAAATGGATAACACCGTTAATCACTGGTGATAAATTACAAAATGGAGACCAATTTATCATTGAAGGGGTAGGTTCATGGTATGGTAGGTTAACACAATCTCTTAACTTTACGATTGAAATACAATATAAAACAGGTAGCTACACATGGAAATTCCCAGTTATAGTAGGAAGTAATGAGTATTCAACTAGTGATACTTTAAAATGCACACTTACAGTAACTGGATTAACAGGAGAAGTTAGAAGTTATAAATTGGGATTGTTGCAAAATGGACCAAGTAATTTTACAAATATTACTTTTAAAAATGCTAAAATCTACAAGAAAAAATCAGCAGAATTAATCGTAGATGGTTCAATCGAAGGTCGACAAATTAAAACTAATACCTTAGAAACTGGACACCATAAAGCTGAAAGTATCACATCAGAAATTATTGCTGCTAACGCAGTCAAAGCTAAGCATGTGTTAATAGATGATGGATTAATCCATAATTTAATAACGCATAATGCTTTCATCAACAAACTATGGGCACAACAGGCTTTCATTAACAAATTAAATGCAGTTAAAATTAAGTCTACTCAAATTGATACCGATACATTGAACGGGGTTGTAATATCCGGACAATCTAAAATTAAAATAGGTCAGTATGGTTTTTTACAACCTATTACTAAAGGCTTACAGATAAACGCACCAGAAAATTTTGGAAGTAAGAGAGGTATTGGACTTCAAATTGCTGGAGAGGGTGTAGGACCAAAAGAAAGTGGAGTGCCACCAGGATTATTCATATATGAAGACCCAGATTTTACTCAAGGGAATACTGTACCAAGTGCAGTTAACAGAGTACTATTAACAGTTGCTGGTATGGCTTGTTTTTCATCAAGGATATTAGGGTCTGTTGTTAAGGGTCAACCTATTCTTACAAATTTAGACTATAGTTCTCCATTCTCAAATCATGCTCCTGTAAAATTCATAGGATATAAAGAGGGTGGATTAATGCGATTCTTTAGCACTGACAACTCCAACTCTGATATTTGGAATATCAAAGTAGACCAATGGGGGTCAGATAGAAAATTAAAAACTGATATTAAAGATTCAGAATTTAATGCTATAGAATTTGTTGATAAATTAAAATTTAAAGAACATGGTTGGAATAAGGATGAAGTTGGTTATGAAAGACCTTATACAAAATGTGGATTGATTGCACAAGAATTACAAGCACTTGATGAAAGTTTAGTTGTAGATTATGAAACTTATTTAGGGTTAGATGCACTAAGGTTAATTAACATCGCGCTTAAAGCAGTACAAGAATTATCACAACAAAATAAAGAACTAAAAAACAAACTGGAGGAAATAACAAATGGATAACAAATTACAACCAATCGATTTAATAGCACAAGAATTGAGTCAAAAAACAATAGAATTAGCTAATTACAGAGTAGCTTACGAACAACTATATTCTGAAAATGTAGAGTTAAGAAAACTAGAGGAATTAATTAACAAAAATATTGATTTGAAAGAATTAGTAGATGAAATTAAAAACAAACAGGAGGTGCAATAATATGGCTTTAGAAATCTCAGTTAAACAACCTAATCCAACTGCTGGTGGTTATAAGAGCGTAAACGTATATTTTAATATGAATACGGGTGGAATTTATTTCAATGGTAATGTTGAATTGCCAGGTAAATTTGCAACTGCTAATGATGCAGAAATCTTAGAAGAAATTAGAAAGCAAATCGCAGTTCAGATGTACACAGGTGAGGCAACTCCAGCACTAGTTACTGAATATGCAAATCTGAATAAGCAAGTGGGAATTTTAGCAGGTAATAAAGATGATGTTGCAGAACGTGAGAAAGCATTAACTAAACTATTCGCTAAGGTGAATAAGGGTAACGATAAAGTACTAATGACGTTACTTTTAGATGTGTTAGATCCTAAGACAATATCAACAAATAAAGATAAAATTATCAACGCATTTGACAGTTACGAAGTTAACACAGATTATTCAGTAGGTGATAAATTTAAGTTTGATGGTAAATTATACGAAGTTATCGCAGAACATACAAGTGTGACTGAGTGGGTGCCAAGTGCTGAACCAACTAAGTATAAAGAAATTACTTTTGAACGTACTGAAAATAAAGAACAATTAGAAGATGATAACAACCGTTACATCACGAAATTACAATTAGATGAAGCATTAACAAAAGTAGTCCAAACAATTATGGAACAATTATCACAAGACGATGAAGGAGAAGAAGAACATGAGAATCACGGAGAAAATAGCAACAATCTATCACACAGCGAGGGGGATAATTAAGATGAAATTTAGTTTTAAACGTGCAAAATTTAAACAAGATGATTATTTAGTACAAACACACATGAGAATGATTATTACAGAAGTTGAAACTTTAGAGCAAGTACCTAACTTTGGGAACTTACGTGAAATGGTTAAGCTGGCAGTTGATGAGTTTAAGCAAAAAGAAGATGAATTAAAAGCAATTGAGGAAGTAGCAAAAGAAGTTGTTGCTCCAGTAAATGAACAACCTAAAGTGGAAGAAGTACCAAAAGAGGTAGTCACTCCAACAACAGTAAGTGAACAACCTAAAGTTGAGGAAGTACCAAAAGAGGTAGTCACTCCAACATCAACAGTAAGTGAAGTACCGAAAGAAACTGCAGAAAGAAAAGATGAGCATGCAGAATAGCATGTTCTTCTTTGCGAGGTAATCTAAATGGCGAACTATATTTTGCAATTTATATTGCAACTTTTTACAGTAGCTATTATTCCATTAGTTAAGATTTGGTTTGACAACAGCAACAAACAAATCACAAAACAATTTGAACAGTTAAGTGGCGAAGTAAAAAGCATTCAAGATAAAACGGAAAAGCAACTCGATAGAGTAAATATGGAAATAAAGAATACGCAAGATAAAGTCGATGAAGTAACTCAAATTGGACTTCAGAACAGAGATTCTAATAAAAGCATTATGTCGTATAGATTACATAATGAATTTAGTGAGGCAATAGAACGAGGGTATACAACAAGCGAAGATTTATCAGAATTAAGTGGGTTATACAAAAGCTACGAGAAAATCGGTGGTAATGGTAAGATAGAAACCTTATTTAACCGATTTAAAACATTACCAATACACAAATAGGAGGATAAATAAATGGAACAATTAGAAGTTTTAAAACCAGCATTGGTATTTTTAATACTAACATTACTTGGGATGTTAGGTAAGTTTTTGAAAGAGTCAAAATTTTTTCCCAATGAAATGATACCTAATTTTCTAGGAGTGTTAGGAGGATTAATAGGAATTATACTATTTAAAGATGCAACAGCTATTACGCTTGGAGTTGGTACTGTTGGTTTACATCAAATTTACAGACAAACTGTAGGAAATAATAACAATACGGAGGATAAATAACATGACAGAAATTTATAGTGACTATTTTCAAAACGGAGTATATTTTACTCCACCTAAAAACGATATACTAGGCGTTGTAATTCATAATGATGGGGGTTCTCTTTCTGCTAGACAATATGACGGATTTTTAGTTGACAGAGTGAACAACGGAACGCTTGACAGAGGTTTCGCAGCATACTATGTAGATAGAAACGACGTTTATGTTTTCCAACCATCTAACCATCAAGAATGGCACACAGCGAACTGGTATGGAAATGCTAATTTTATAGGCTTTGAAGTTTGTCAATCAATGTCCGCTTCTGACAGCGATTTTATTGCTAATGAGGACGCAACGCTATTACTTGCAGGTCAAGTTTTACAAAGCTATGGCTTACCTATCAATGGAGACACAGTTAAATTACACCACGAATTTAGTGCGACTTCATGTCCACATAGAAGTATGGAACTTCACGGGAACGGTGGAGTATATAACGGTGCAGGAACTGAAGCGTGTAGACAATATTTCATCAACAGGATTAAGCAACTATTAGCTGGAGACGTTAGCGAACCAACAGTAGTTGAAAAAAGCATTCTTGATGAAGATGTTGAACTTGCTAAACGTGATGAACCATATTACGAAGCAACTGTAAGTATCGATTACATTTTAGAAAGCCAACCAACAGAAGCTAGTGAGGATAAGGAATTCGTCCCAGCTGGCACTAGAGTACGAGTGTATGAGAAAAAAGGCGGTTGGTCTAGAGTAAATTATAAAGATAGTGATCAATGGATTGAAGATAAATACTTAACAGAAGTTGAAGTATTTTAATGATTTTGCCCTTACTTAATAAGTAGGGGCTTATTTTTTTTAACTTTTTTTAAAAATTTTTAAAATATCTATTGACTTTATACCTTATATAAGGTATAATTAATAATGTAAAGGAGGTGAGGTAGTGAGTAACAGAAGAAATAAAAAAACAGACTCTCACAAAGACAAGATGCTTGGGTTAGCAACTGTGTTAGCTATCTTAGAAATAGTAAACACAATTCTCGAAATCTTTGAAAAAGTCTGTAAATAGACCATTAGGGAACGGAGCTTTTAAAAGCTCCTAGTACCTAAATGTTTACTCACATTATATCATGGAAAAAGAAAAAATACAAACTGTGATTTTAGTATTAGGTATATTCGCCGTGATAATTTCAATTATCTTAAAACTTATTTAGGAGGTTTTACAATGATAGATCAAGTAATTAAACAAATAGAAGAATTATTCAACAGTGATTTAACTGATTATAGAATTTCAAAAGATACAGGATTGACACTAAGTGTTATTCAAAATTATAGAAGTGGTAAGTATGAATTAGAAAATATGAGTTTTAAAGTAGCAAAAAAATTAATTAGATATTCGGAGGAACTAAAAATGAGAAATTATGATAAAATGATGGTAGTAGTAAATGAGTTAGTGTTAGAAGAAGGAGCATGGGTTGATTTTTGGTTCGAAGACAAACCAAACGACATTACAACATCTTACAGTGTAGACGAGTTAAAAAGC